CCCACAAGTCCCCAGTCAACTAATAACTGTGCTATGCGATTCCTACGTTGAACATCATTCGTAGTAAGATTTGCATGCTTACCATCTAATGCAAATAATTCTTTGAAGTGTACTAAAAAATATCTACCCTGTTTATGAAGAATGTGACAGGACTGATATATCTTCTTCTCTTTTCTGGATGCTACACCTATTCGAGTCAATGTCTCTCTTACTTTAAGAAAGTCGTCTGGCTCATTTAATGTCACTTCGACCATTTGGTCAGGATTCCATTTCACCTCTGGTTCCTTAAGAACACTCATTGTCTTCCTCCAATATCAAGTTTAGATTTAATAAAATTCAGTTGTTCTTTTGTAAGAATTTTTAGAATCTGTTCCGCTTTAGCATTACTACATTCATAGTATGTCTTGACACTATCAAGTTCTTTGATCTTGTCTTTACGCAACCAAGGAGAGAATCTTTTCTTCTTCCTCACTATATGTATAAGAAAATCATGTTGCATCTTTTTAGACAAAAAAGGATACTTATTCATCTCATTAGCAAGCATCACAGTGTCAAGATGTCCTGACAAACACTTGTTTACTATGAAGGGAGGATATTCCTTTTCGATTGATGGATCTTCATCAATCAAGTTCTTTTTGTTTAGGTTGATTGAGTTCAACCAATCTTTCAATTCTGCCATAATAATAAGTGTTGATCAAATACCCTGATCTTTACCATCACTGAAAAAATCTTTCAAAGATGATTGGTATTGACCTTTGTTTTCTTTCGGGTCTAGTTTATTATAACCTTTTTTCTTCTTCCAGTCACTATACATTGCTTGGAGATGCCAAGATTGAGAAAGACTGTGAGGCCCATTCTCAAGCAATTCGAGTTCCCTTTTATCACTGGTGTAACTCTTGTATTCACTTCTCCAATTGGAGTCATCATAAAGTTTGTTTGTCATTAATCTTTACCGTAGGTAAATGTTTTCCCTTTAATTTGGGATTGACCTTCTGGGTTTGTTCCTTGTGGTTTGAATCGACCAACACCGATTCCTTTCTTTTTACCAAGGCCACCCTTTCTAGTTGCTGATAGTGTACCAGTTTTTTTGCCTTGTGTCAAGACAGAATCTTGTCCATATTTCTTACCTAACTTCTTTACTTCCTTCTTGAACTTTCTCTTACCCATCTTACCACGATCTATTACGTGACTTCTTTCCTTCACCTTTGTTTCCTTACCAGTCTTTTCGTCTTTCTCTGAATATGAACCAGTTACTTTGGTAGCACCTCTCTTAAATTTACCACGAATATCTTTATCTAACTGTTTTGCTCTTTCTTTATTTTCTTTAGCAGACTTATCAGCCCTTGATGCAGACATCACAGCAATGCCTTTTTTATCAGACTTACTTTTAATTCTAGAAAGACTACTTTCGTTTATAAATTCTTTGAACGTCTTCATCTCTATCCGTTTTTAAGTATTTATTAACGAATGATTTGTATGTCATCATCCTCTGTCCATAATTCAACCTTATCTCTATATCTACCCTCTCTCTTTAACTTATCATATCTCTTACCTGCCTTCTTTTTCCACCATGCAATAATATTTTCAAGATAAAACTTATCCCAGTTCTGACCACGAACTAACTTATCTTGTTGACCAGATATAACTTCACGAACATTACCATAACCATAATCAGATATATAAAATCTTTTCTTCTCAGTAAGATTAAATGCCATATCAATAATTTGATTAAAATGATCTAACTTTTCTTTATCTTGCAAACTATTCTTAATAATAGATATCATTCTTCTTTGTCTTTTCAATTTTTTAGATGATGCACGATTTTCAGTGAGTGGTTCATTATTATTCCACTCTGTAAATTTATCATGTAAATTATGAAATGCCTCCTTATACAATACAGGAATAAATTTACTATCTGTCAAACCTTTAAATCTCATAAAAGGTTTTAATCCATCATACTGTGATGCAGAACTACTCGATCCATAGAGAGAAGTTGTTTCAAATAATGCAATGTCTTTCTCAAAAATATTATTAAGTTTTTCTCTAACAAAATGTGATACACATATCAATGCTAAAAGTTTACCTCCAAGATAATTATATCCAAATGGCTGTGAAGGAACTATTGCAAATCCCATTACAGCATGACGATTAAAAATTGTCAGATCTGGTGGTTTTCCTATCCATTCATTCCTTGGTTTAGAATTAATAAGTGGAGATTGTAATCTAATAAATCCAAGAATCTTATTTGTATTTTTTTCATATATCATCATCCTCAATTCTCTACCGGGAATATTATCTTCATTGTTATGAGAGGACACTGCTTTTAAAAGATTTCGATAATAATCTTGTGGTATTCCATTTTGGAATCTATCACCAACAAGACGAATATCAAACTCCATATCGTTTGGATGAATATCCTCATTAAAAAAATCATCTTTAGGATCATCTAATATACTAGATTTAACTATTACTGATTTTTTGACATGACGAAGATACTCTTCAAGATTAGTAAAGTTTTGAAAATAATCTATAAATTGATCGGCAGCCCATGCTGCCTTATCTTCATCAATCTTTTTTATTACCATGTCGATGTTGTGGATAATCTTGTTCTTGTGCTCTTTGAGTTAATACAGGTCTAGAATCACGACCTTCGTGACCGTGTGCTATACCCATTTTATGCATCTTAGCGTGTTCCTTTATTTGATCTTTAAGATCTTTGCTGCCGGGGCCAAAAGTATTATATGATCCATATGCTATCAAAGAAACTAAAGATGCTACAATCCAAAAAATGAATACACCTGTTGGTGGTAATCCTGCATAATCTCCATGTGGAATTACATTAATAAAGAAATCCATCAATACCTCTTAGGTCTAATCTTTCTGATTCTATTATAACAGTTTCAGCAAGATTTGCAATTGCTTTTGCCATTACTCTGTAACCAGTTCCAACATAAATTTGGCCTAGTACAACAGATATTGTAGCAGTTCCCCAGAAGATATAATAAAATCTGGATTTAACTTGTGCTCTCAATTTCTTCTTGGTCATTTTCTCCTCTTTGGTTTGGATAATAAACTTGTACGAATGATTCGCACTTTGGACATGTAAGATTAGTAACTATAGAATACTCATCTTCACATCCATAGTCTTCAGCATCAAAATCTGACCCCCATATCAGTTCGGTATTACAGTGCCAACAATTCATTCTGATATTTCCTCTAAGGGATATAAACTATAGAACTCAAGACCTGCCATTTTAAAATTAGTATTTGCTTCATCGTTCTCTTGGCGATCAACAATTGAAACAACACGTTTAACTTCATAACCTGCATCACGAAGTCTTTTAACTGCTTTAATTGATGATGCACCTGTAGTGACTACATCTTCTAATACAGTTATCTTCTTACCTTTAGGTGGTAATGGGCCTTCGATGTATTCATCAGTACCATGACCTTTAGGTTCTTTACGAATAATTAAACCATTTAGTTTTGATTGATTTAACGCAGATACCATAGCAACACCTGACACTAAAGGATCAGCACCAAGAGTAAGTCCTGCAACTGCTACTGCATCTTCTTCAACACATTCAGCAAGCATAGCACTTACGATTGCTAAACCTCTACCATCTAAAGTAACAGGTTTACAATTTATGTAATGATCAGTTTTTCTACCAGAAGATAAAGTGAACTCACCTTTTTTATAGGCATGTTCTTTTAACATCTTCAGCAATTCATCTCTCATTTTAAAATCTCCGTCCAAGAATAGTATACCACAAAACCAGAAAAAGTGCCACTTATTAGTAGCACTATTCCAAGGATACCAAAACAATTTAATTTAAATGGTTTTGGATTTTTTTTCATCTATTCAATTCCAAGCACTTTGTTTAATCTTGCAACCTCAGAAGCCTTAGATCTATTAAGAATATCTGCAATAGGTATGTTCTTATCCAAGCAGTTTACAACTAAACTCTTAGTCTCTGGTGATGTTGTATTCAAGAATGAAACCATTTCTACTTTGACTATGTTCTTATCGTGAGTATTTCTATGATGCTCATTAAATGCACAGAGTAATCTTACAATAGATGTCTCGATACTTCTTCCATGCATCCCATGTGTCCACCACCAATTAGTATTATATCCTCGGTAGTTTTCTGTATCTAACCATCTTAAGAAGGGATCTCTAATACTTTGAACATTAACTAATATCCAAGATACAGGAATGTCAAGAGAGGCATTGGAACTTGCATATTTAATAAGTGGGCGATATGCATACTTAGTAAAATCATCTAACTTAACATAGAATGCAGAGTTCTCATTTGCCAAGTGCCTCCACCAGTTTTCATGATCAGAAGGATATGTTGGAGTTGCTAAATCAGCTTCAACACCAAAACCATTCACATGTATACCGGCCTTCTTAAAGACTTTATCATACTCTATTTGTTTTGGAGACATATTACCACTTTCCTTGTCAACACGATTTTGTTCACTAACAGACATCTTTGCATTTCTTGAGTTTTTTGCCTTAAGAAAGTTGTTCTCACAAACTGTCATTTCATCATCAGTCATTTCCTCTGCTAATATTTTTTCAACAGAGTATGCTACGTCATCGACACCACATAAAAATGCTTTTATAAGACGATGCATTCCATCAGTAACGATTTTTATTCCGTATTTTTTACTGATGAATACAGATAATGATCCAGCTGTCTCATGACTAAAACCTCCTGTTTCTTTTAAATTCTCTTCGATTTTAGATCCGACAATTTCCTCTACTCTTTGAGCTTTTATATTAATATAAAAATTTAGAATATTATCAAGATACTTGTAATCACTATCTGAAATTTCATCTACTGCTCCATCCTTTTTGATATCAAGCAATAGAATTAACGTTGATAATTCACATGCATATTTATCAATTATATCAGAGATTTTAACATAGTTTGAAGGTATTACTCTAGACTCATCTAAAATAATTTCTTTTAAATTTTCCATTATAAAGGGGGATAATTGTTTATGTAAGTATTATGACATACTTGAGAATAGTTTGCAACTAGTTCAAAAAAATCTTAATTATTTCTTTCGATTTATTTGAATTCACATTCAACCATAATTTCTGTTAGACATGCTAACAAATTTATTTCTTGATCTGCTACGAATGCCACTTGGTATTGGTATTTAGCCAGAACGAGTACGGCAGCAGGAATAGAGCTAGTGACCAAGGATTCATATAGACTATCATAAATCCTACGGAAAAGTAAAGTAGTATCATTATCCAAATTAGTGTTGACCCACTTACGTACTTCAGAAAAGTTTTTTTCTTTAAGGTTTTTAAGAAGTTCATTGACAGATACATCAGAGAAAGAAGCAAGAATACCAGAATCTATTTCACCACCTACAGAATATCTTTGACACTCATTTAATACTCTTCGCCAATCAGGGAAGTGTTTGTTTATTAGTTCAACTATAACTTTCTTATCATATCTAATCTTCTCTAGATCAAGTATCTCTATGATTCGTTGGAAGAATCCTGCTGCGATTGTTGGTTTGTCTCTTTTATTAACATTAAAGTCAATAACGGCACACCTACTATGGAGTGGTTCAATAATTTTGTTCTTGTAGTTGCAGGTGAAAATAAATCTGCAGTTTCTGGAGAACTCTTCAATAGACGCTCTAAGGAGGAGTTGTACGTCGGAAGTGGTATTGTCTGCTTCATCAATGATGATGACTTTATGTTTCGACTCACTTGTAAGAGAGACTGTAGATGCGAAGTTCTTTGCGTTGTTCCGAACAGTGTCGAGAAAACGTCCTTCATCCGATCCATTAATGACATAAAAATCTGCTCCTAATTCACTACACATTGCTTTCGCAACTGTTGTCTTACCAATTCCCGGTGGGCCTGATAACAACATATTTGGTATCTCACCACTGGATAGAAAATCCCTAAAAGTTTTTTTGATACCATCAGGGAGAATACACTCTTCAATTGTTTTGGGTCTGTATTTTTCAACCCATATAAAATCACTCATTTCTGTCCATCATAGTTTTGTTTTGTATGATAATTCTATTATTATCATAATCGGGAATAAATTCAAGTATGTCTTTATGTCCCCACATCAATTCTTCATAGAGAGAATTTAATCTCTCCATATCTTCATAGAGATCATTAACGTGTTCTTCTTCTTCAAACATTAGCAGTTACCCAATCAGGTTTACGATCTGGAATGCGAAGATAGTTATCTTTGACCCAAGGTTTAGATGCGATATACCTTTTGTATTGAGTAAAGATATCAATACTTGTATCGTACTTGAACTCATCAGGCCCTGCAAATGCAAAGTCTTTCACATCTTTGTGAATAGATAGATCTTTCTTGGTTTGTTTATTGAAAACTTCTCTTGCCTCCTGTATTGTTTTTGAACATGAATGTATCTTACCATATCTTTTCCAATATTCATAGCATAGGGCAACACCGTGTGCAATTAACCACGCAGTCTTGTTGATATCCTCTGCTGCCCAGACTGTGCAAGGATGTCCACGGAAAGCACCTTTCTTGGTGTTGTAAGGTGATCCATCTTTCTTATGGAGCAATTCATCTCCCCAATTAAAATACCACTTGGAATAGACTACAGCCAACATCTGGCAAGTCTCAAGTGGCATCTTAACTATGTGTTTGTCTGGTAATACTTCTGCCGATTTGTAAGGGCAGTGTTCAGTCACGAATACGTTCATAATGAGGTGGGATGTAATGATCGTTCCAGTGACGAATGTTACCGGCAACGATGAAACAGTTAGTGACTATAAGTTGTATGAATATGAAGGTTCGGATAATGGCAACAAAGTCTGCTTCTTTATCAGAATTACCAGACTTGTCACCAAGTGCTTTTGCCCAAATCCTCCATAGTTTTTTCAACCTTTAGTCTCCTTTACATCATATTCTATCTTAATTGATTTATTTTGTCTACCCCCACTATTTGATCTTAACATTTTTTTCATAGTTCCACCTAAAAGGATTGTAAGTTCTTCGATACGTTTGATGATACGATCTTTACTTTCATTCATTTTCAATCTTCTCCAAATCATATTCCCAATCTTCTATTACTATATTTGCAAACATTCTATCACTTAGTAAATCTAATTGCTCTCTTGCTTTCTCTTCATCTGTTGCCTCAAAATTTAATTCAACCATTTTATTAAGTCTCAATCTATTTACTTTAATATCAGGTGCAACTTTGTTAACATTTGCTTTGACTGCATTTCCTGCAGCATCAGATACAGACTCTCTTAGTCTAATATAAACTGTTGCTTTAAACTTCATTTTTTTTCTGTTCTTTCATATACTCTTCCCTACCATCTTTGGTAAACACCTTTTTCTCATAATCAAAGTAAGGATGAGGCTCTGCCTTTACCCAAGGTTTCTTGGATGCATTCTTTATGACAATGAATCTATCAGCAGCAAATGTACCTGCTAAATTTATTTCTATTTCTTCACCTTCTACCCAATTTAGACTACCATCTTTTTTAGTATGTTCCATGAGTCTTTGAATCTCATCAATCATCTCTTGAGTTAGTTTCATTTCTTTTTTTTGTTGTAAGATTTTTTAGATTTCTTTTTGAATACACCAAATTGTGCTAATAAGTAAACAGACAATGCAGTCCAAAAAACAATTTCTAATCCAATATTATTCATTGTCAGTTATTCCGTAAGGTGTTAGATCGTATTTAATTTTAGCGATTCCTTCCTCTTGAATTTTAGTAGGTTGGCCTATTTTTTCTAAAATATCAACAGGAATTTTCTTCTTAGTAATATCATAAGGGATTGGTGAATTGCTCACACAAACCCTTAAACATTCTAACTCTTCATCAGTAAAGGTAAATGTATTCATTAAAATTCTGAATCAGGTTCTAACGCAATAAAGTATGTAAGATTTAATTTACTATTACTAAACTTTGATAGTAGTTTAGATGATACAATAACATCATATGATCCGGGAATAATACGAATATTTTCTACCTTAAAGTTATATACAAAGTTCTTATCTGTTTCTCCTACAACAACTGCAAATTCGTTTGATGTATCATTCTTCTTGTCTCTTACAACTAACTTAACAACACCTGCATCACCAATAGCAGATAGATCTGGTAATTGATATACCGCAGCAGCCTTAAGCATCTTTTCAAGTGCTTGACTATCTAACTGAAAACAAACATCTTCAGTAGGAAGTGTAATCTCTTTCTCAGGAGGTGCAATGATAACTTGAGGATCTGCATAGAAATATTTTACTCTTCTCTTACCTTCACGAATAGTAAGATAAGTATCTTCAGTAAAATCTAAATCAGGATCGTGATGTAAACTAAGTCCATTCAAGAACTGATTCAAATCATAGATCGCAACATCTCTTGGAAAATCTTCTGGTATTTCTGCCTCTGCCAGAATATTTTTAGCAACAGAAATGGTACGCAACTGATTGCCCTGTTTAACAAGTATTGAGTTGTTAATACCTGCAAAGTTCTTGAGGATGTTTACAGTGTTGTCACTTAAATTCATGGTCATTTTAGTTTGTAATTTCATTAAGGCATTTGGTCAAAATTGCCGGAAGGCATTGATGGTTCTCCGTAATGCCCATCAAAATGTAATAGTAGCATAGCATAATGAATGACTTTTAGCAAGTCTGTTTTATTTCTACCATCTTTACTTCCATATCTACTTCCATATTTCAATATGTTAGCTTGACAGAAGTGTGATGCAATATCCCTTGCTGCCATAAGATCAATCGTTTGTACTTTACGGAACTCATGTTTTGTTCCTGTGTAGTGTCCTTGATATGTTCTTGAAACATATTCTTCAATATCCTTTAGAATTTCTTCTTCGTGATATTTGTATTGATTATTTCTTTGTGGTTTGTAATCCATTTGTTCTTCTGCTGATTGTGTTGAAAAATGATGTGCTCTCTGGTCATCTACATCTGCCATGTAGTCACCATAATAATTAACTTCATAATCAAGTCCATCGACTTCAAAATCATTGTCTTTGATTGGGTATGTTTCATCCATAGTTCCGTTCAAAACCTCCCATGCTAAACTCCATGCGTTAACCATAATTGAATAAAAATTCATTGACAAGACTTTCTGATTTCTCTTTACCAAACTTACCAGTCAGGAAACCTGATACTGGGTCAAGTCGGGTCATATAAGCATCGAAGTCTTTATATAAACTGGTATTTTGGCCAGTTGGTTGTTCCAATTCTAGCATATCTCTATACTTAGTCAAGTATTGCTTAAACATTGCAAGATGATCATTAACATCTTTCATCTCACACTTCGCAACATAGATGTTATCTGAGAAATGATTTCCTACCTCAAAGAAACGATAATCACCTTTGCTTATCGGTAAACCTTCTACAGAATAACGATGATTTTCTACAGGATGCTGAAAGTCAAATACGATGATAACTTTCTTTTCATTGAACCCCATTAAGTCCATACCAAAACAGGGAAGGTTACTCCCTGTCTTTGGATATAATATGTTATTGTAAATACAACATTTATCACTCCATATCTCAACCTCTCTGGACTTGATTAGATAGGGATTGGAATAAGTCTGTGCTAACAGACTCATTCCTTTAGATTCCCAGTTTGCCCAACACTTTTGCTGTCTTAGGGCCAAAGTCTCTTCGTGTAAGACTATCTTATACTTGTTCCAAAGATTCATTAGCATCTTTATCAAAATCAACGTCTGCATCTACTTTATCATACAATTCCATAAATGACTGCTTTGTTTCGTCATCAAAACGATTGACACAAACTTCAATTGCTTTTGCCTTATCTTTGAAGATAGACATTGCACGAATGATGTGAACTAAACGACGAGTAGAGATGATCTCTTCAATACCACCATCATAGAATGTCTTACGAATGATGTCTGCCCAGTCAACAAGTTTCTTGATGAACTTATCATCATAAACACCTACACTAGCAGAGTGTAGACGTAGCATTCTCTCCTCTATCTTTGGATGAGGGTATGATTGCTCGAATGTTACAGGGAATCTTTCTAAGAATGCTTCATTCAATACGTTAGTACCAATGAATCTACCATCATCAGATCCTTTACCTTTAGTGTTTGCAGTTGCAATCACATTGAATCCTGCAGCAGGTTTTACCCACTTTCCTATCTTCTTCAAGAAGACACCTTTGCCCTCAAGAATAGACTGTAAACATAAGATCTTGTTAGATGCTAGATCGATCTCATCTAGAAGGAGTATAGCTCCCCTCTCCAAAGATTCGATAACTGGCCCATTGTGCCAAACAGTATTACCATCAACAAGACGAAACCCACCAATAAGATCGTCTTCATCTGTCTCTATAGTTACATTAACTCTGATCAACTCTCTATTTAGTTGAGCACATGCCTGTTCTACAGAGAAGGTCTTACCATTACCAGATAATCCTGTAATGAACGCAGGATAGAATTGCTTGGACTGAATGATCTTTTTGACATCAGTAAATGGGCCAAACTTGACAAAGGTATCATCCTCAGAAGGAACTAAGTTTTGAACCTGTGGTGGAAGAACTGAAGGTGCATTGAAAGATCTCTCAATCTCTTGAACTGCAGTAGGTGTTACTTCTAGATTCCACTTACCTTTAGTTACCTTAAACTCTTTCAACTTCTTTGTAACAGTTGAATATGAAATGTCATTCATAGCACAGAATGCTCTCACATCAGGAGTAGTAAATTCTGTACCGTATAGATCGCGTAATTTTGCTACGACTTGCTCTTTAGTCATCTTTAACTCGAATGTCATAATAATAAAGGGGTTTCAGTTATGTACTTATTATAACTGAAAAAGGGGTCTTGTGACCCCTCAGTGGACACTTTTTTAACTGTCCTATTTATGCTACCATCTCTACAAATTTA